CCCGTCATTCCAGTTTCACCGGTTGTTCCAGTTGGTCCAGTTTCACCGGTTGTTCCAGTTTCTCCTGTTTCTCCTGTATAACCCGTCATTCCAGTTTCACCGGTTGTTCCAGTTTCTCCTGTAAAACCCGTCATTCCTGTATCACCGGTTGTTCCAGTTGGTCCAATTTCACCGGTTGTTCCAGTTTCTCCTGTAAAACCCGTCATACCTGTATCACCTGTTATTCCGGTTTCACCGGTTGTTCCTGTTTCTCCTGTCATCCCGGTATCACCCGTCATTCCTGTTTCTCCTGTAAAACCCGTCATACCTGTATCACCTGTATTACCGGTAGCACCCGTCATTCCTGTTTCTCCTGTAAAACCCGTCATGCCAGTTTCACCTGTTTCACCTGTAAAACCCGTCATACCTGTATCACCTGTTATTCCGGTTTCGCCGGTTGTTCCTGTTTCACCTGTAAAACCCGTCATACCTGTATCACCTGTTATTCCGGTTTCGCCGGTTGTTCCTGTTGTTCCTGTTTCTCCTGTATTACCGGTAGCACCCGTCATTCCTGTTTCTCCTGTAAAACCCGTGATGCCAGTTTCACCTGTTTCTCCTGTGATTCCGGTTGTTCCTGTTTCACCTGTAAAACCCGTCATACCTGTATCACCTGTTATTCCGGTTTCGCCGGTTGTTCCTGTTGTTCCCGTTTCTCCTGTAGAACCCGTCATTCCAGTTTCGCCGGTAAAACCAGTCATTCCAGTTTCGCCGGTAAAACCAGTCATTCCAGTTTCGCCGGTAAAACCAGTCATTCCAGTTTCGCCAGTAAAACCAGTCATTCCAGTTTCGCCGGTAAAACCAGTCATTCCAGTTTCGCCGGTGGTTCCTGTAAAACCCGTTGTTCCAGTTTCACCTGTTTCGCCGGTAGAACCAGTCATTCCAGTTGGTCCCGCTTTACCAAAAACATCTCTCACACCTGTATCAAAAGAAGTTAATTGAGAATGTACATTTTGAACATTTCCAGAACCATCATTCATAATTAAAACCGTTTGTTTCAATACATTTGTATTTGGAATAAAAACAGGATAATCACTATCATTAAAAATAGGTGAAAATGCATTTCCTACAGTTTGTGTATTGCTTACCGTGAATGAATTAGAGTACACTTGATTCGTCGAAGTATCTATAATAATATCAATTGTGAAATTTGTATTGGGTGTATTGGGCAAATTTAAAATATCCGTCGAAAAATCGGCATTTGGTGGAAAACCAATATAAAACGTATTTGATGTATTATAATCCAATGTCAAGACATTTCCATTTAATGAAATAGGAACAAACAATTCATTTATTTGATTTGTGGTCAATTCATTTTGGATATTCATATTTCCATCAATAATTAAAAACCCATTAATGTAAACATTACCATCAACCCCAACCGTAGCAGAAGAAGAAAGAGAACTTATATTCCCCACATATAAATTTTGCGATATATTCATTGTATTTACTGTTTCGTTTATTACAGATAATAAACCATTCATACCGACTGTGCCATTTACATCTAAATTATATTGTGGGTTCGAATTATTAATTCCAACATTACCTTTATTATAATATATATTTGTATTGTCAAATGAATTTGACCATAAAGATTGTCCGGTTGGTCCGGTAGAACCGGTTATTCCGGTATCCCCTGTAATCCCCGTATTTCCGGTATCCCCTGTTGTTCCGGTATCTCCTGAAATCCCTGTATTTCCGGTATCTCCTGTAATTCCTGTCATCCCAGAACAACCCGTTGGTGAATTTCCCGTTGGTCCGGTTGGTCCACTAGAACCGGTTTGCCCAGTATAACCAGTATAACCTGTGTATCCGGTATAACCGGTAGAACCGGTGATACCTGTCATTCCTGCCATTCCGGTAGGTCCTGTTGGTCCTGTAGGTCCATAGTTTGACATTATATATATACATTATACTATTTTATCTTTTTCGTTTGGATGAATTTGTCGTTTTTCGTTTGGATGAATTTGTCGTTTTTCGTTTGGATGAATTTGTCGTTTTTCGTTTTGTTTTTTGTAAAATATATCATGCAATTATTATTGTCTATTCTCTCTTTCCGAACCATTTTGGTAGGGATCCTAAAATCATCGAAATTTGGTTGCGGTGGACAATACTTTCCAAATAGACGAATTCATGACAACAATTTCTATTTTTTGAACAAGATTTTTTGTGTAAGATGCAATCATCGGATTGCCACCTGTGAAAAAAGGTGTATAATTCACCGAATTTATTAGAAATTGCGAACAATAATAAAGAGAACCCGATGGTAATGAAGATATATTTTGATAATTAATCGAAAAGTTCAATCGATATATTTTATTTTGAACAGTTGGAATCACAAAGTTCTCTATTATACAAGTGAAATTGTTTTGAATGGGAGAATTTCCAATGTCTATATAATAATTTTCCATTTTTGTCCTATAATCAATCCTAATTGTTTGATCATTTACATAAGTAGGATAATACAAAGGATATTGTATTTGATTGACATTTATTTTTTTTACAGAACAACCACCAATATTATTCCATTGATTTGAAACAGAAACATTGCCAAAAATATTCAAAGATTCATTTCGAAGAGAACTTGTAAAATCACCACAAATATTTATTTTATTTGAAACGACCAATGAGTTTGAAATAAAAGATACATTTGATGTTAAATTGCCGTTTATATTCATATTTCCATTTACAAATAATGACGATTGTTTTGACGATTGATCTGTATTTGTAGTGGTAATTTCATCATTCGAAATATAAACATTTCCATTAAAAAATACGGATGATTCATTTTGTAGCCATATACTTTCGTCGGGGCCTTTCGTTCCGGTGATTCCGGTGATTCCGGTTGTTCCGGTGATTCCCGTTATTCCCGTTGTTCCGGTGATTCCGGTAATTCCCGTTATTCCCGTTGTTCCGGTGATTCCAGTTGGACCAATTTCACCGGTTATTCCGGTGATTCCATATGGTCCATATAATCCGGTTATTCCCGTTATTCCGGTTGTTCCCATCGTTCCGTTTTTTCCAAAAACCCCCGTCATACCAATAGATCCATCCGGGGTTTCACCTGTTGCACCAATTACACCCTGTGGTCCCAAATAATACGTTATTTGATTGGCAGTTGGTAAAGTTATGTTCTGTATCATATTGGAATTGATTAAAGATAAATTAATAGAATTTATATTGGTAATGTTTTGATTGTAATATTTGGGTGATATAACAGAAACCGTTTCCCCGGGATTAAAATAGATTCGATTTGCAGGATTTACAAAGCCATACCCCGGATTAGAAGCCAGACCATAAACGGTTGTCATTAAGTTTGCAGTATTAAAACAATTATTCCATTTAGAACTGCCCGCCCCCGCAACAGTGGATAAAGTATTAAAATTGAGTATATTACCCGAAGTAGAAGACCCGCCTAAAATAATGCGTGAACCATTATAACACGCCGCATATATATTTCCATTTATAGAAGAGGATAAAATGTTCCCATTATAAAGATTTGTTGAATTTAAATTTGTATTTAAATTTTGATTATTTATGAAGGAAATATTTCCGTTCAATGAAGGGAATATCAATTTATATCCATCAAAGCATGTTGCGGTTATTGGTTTTCCGGCTGTTTCCGATAAAATAGTATTTATATAATTACCATTATTTATATAACCATTACCAATCAAATTTGCATTTAAATCGGTTATTGTAAAAATCGTTTGTGGTCCTACTTGAGAATTAAATCGCACAATTGTGCTTTGATGCATGACATGTGTTCTCGTTAAAATAGGTTTTATGTATGGAGAAATTTGATTCGAATTCGCATTTGTTTGAAATAAATCAATTTCACTAACATATGTATTTGTAAGAGAACCCGATGATGCCGGAAAAATAGACGGAAAAATAAATCTATAATAAGAATATGATGTTGTATTTGAAAATATATTTTGTAATTTTACAAAAAAAGGATATTTGCCACTTGTGTTATTAGGCGGTGTTGGTGTATTAAATGAAAATGTGTCTACTAATGACCACACTGTTCCATTTTGAGAACCTACTAAAAACCATTTGCTTGGGATAGTAGTTAGCGTTGATACATTTAAAAACCACGATAATTGATAATATTTGATAACAACTGCATTATTAAATTGTATTTGTATCCATTCTCCCGACGCTGTTTGGGATTGATTATAAGTAGTTGATGTTGACCCCGAATAAACACCGGTGGATGTTGTATACGTATTGCTCGCTGAATACCAATCACTTGTTGTAGAAATATTCAAACTATTATCAAATGCATTTGTGGCCGGATATGATGCAGTAAATGAAGAAGATGTTATGGATGTATACCCGGGGGTTAAAACCGCACTTGTCGCATTCGTAATGACTAAATTCGGCGGTGTTGTTATATTCCATATCCAAGCGGTGGGGTCGTTTGTATAAATGGTAGTACTTGTTCCACCGGATCCATATGCCAACCAAGTTGTCCCTGTCCAACAAACAGCAGACCCAAATGTAGGAAAGAGAACGTTGCTATTTGGTACACCAAACCATTTTATACCATCATAACTGGTGCATATATTTGATATACCTCCATAACCCACCGCAACAAAAACGGTTCCATTCCATGCTATATCATACCCTTCTGTCATTAATGTATTTTCTCTTCCAACCCAAACAATGCCGTCATAACTCGTTGCAACCCAATAATTACCACTTCCAACCGCCGCCCATAATGTTCCATTCCATACTGCTCTATTTCCACGAACCGTAAATACAGACTTACCAAGACCTTTCCAAAAAATACCATCGGGGCTCATGGCAATTGTATTATTTCCTTCTCCTAAAGCAATTGTAATGGGTTTTATAGTGGGGGTTCCGTTGTCAGGAAAATTCCATGCAAAATTTTTAATAGTTGAAATTCCCAATCCAGATATGGAAACAACAACAGAAGACGATTGTCCATTAAATGCCGTTTTATTTTTTACAATAACATTGCCGCCAATTAAATAATTTGTTCCATTGTAAAATACCGCATTTGTTGAAGAAAGAACGCTTGATAATGATGTGATAATCATGGATGCACCCGAATAATTTTCATTTTTAGAAGAGGCAACCGCAACATTTCCCAATGTAAATAAAGAATATGTTGTTTTATTGTTTGTGTATGCATTGGTAATTGCTAATCCTGCGGATATGTCTATAAAAACATTCCATACCGTTCCATTTTGACTAGTTGCTAAATTTATATTATTTATTGCAGAACCCACTACTGTCCAAAAAGAACCATTCCATATTATTTTATTTCCACAAATATCAAATAAATTCGTTTGTGATGGATATGACCATTTAACCCCGTTTGTGCTGTATGCAATTGAATTGCCTCCAGTTAATGGGACACCGGTTGCTATAAATGCATTTCCATTCCATTGTATGTCATTGACGGTTGATAAAACGGTTGTTCCTAATCCAATCCAATAAATACCATCATAACTATATGCTAAACTATTCAAACCACTCCCCCCAATCAACCACATACCCAATTCTTTTGCCCAACAAACCGCCAGACCACTTATTGTAAAAATATAAGAACCTCTGCCCACCCATGTGATTCCGTTTTGACTGGTTGCAATCGTATTTAGGCCCGAACCCACCCCTACCCATAATTTTCCATTATATACGGCATTATTTGCACTTGTAGAAAAAACAGAAGAATTGGTCGATGCCGCCCATGTTTCACCGCCATCATAACTATAAATGATTTTAACAGTATCCGAAGAAATGCCACCCAATGCAAGAGTTGTATTTTTAGGAAAAATAATATTATGTGGAAATTCAGCGTCAATTTCTATATCATAAAGGGGGGGTATTGTCGTCGATGTATTAACAAGTGAATAATTAATTCCATCACGACTTGTCATCATCGTATTTGTGCCTTGTGATGAAACCAAATTTCCTACAATTACATAATTACTTCCTAACCAACGAATATTATAAGGATTTGATTTTCCAATAATATTTGTTGAAAACGACGATTTAGTTGTCCAATTTTTCCCATCATAACTATACAAATAATTGTTATTCAAGGTAGATGTTCCCGTATAGTTATATATGCTTGTAATTTCAGTGGAAGATAATGCCCGATTATATATTCTAAAATCATTCAAATAACCATAATAATAATAATAGGATGCATTGTGATTTAAACCTAAATAAACGGGATATGTTAAATTAGATATAAAAGTAGAACCGTTTGATGTCGGTGTATATGCGGTTCCATTTATATATAAAACATGAACACCCGCCGGTGTGATTGTCCATGCAACATGATACCATGTGTTGATTACAATGGTTGGACCAATATTGAAATTTGGATTTGTGTTCGAAATGTCGAAACATAAATTTAAATTAGAACCATTGAATCCAATTGAAACTAAATTTGTTGCATTTATACCGATGGACAATATTGCCGTATAAATATTATTTGTAAACGACGGCGTGTTGAACCAAAATGATGTTGTGAATCCATTTGTATAATTGGATGTATTTAAGGATGGTAATGTAATATAATTATAGGTTGTGTTTATAGTTGCATTTCCATTTACTGCGGTTGAATTATTAAAAAAACACGATTGATTGTTTATTTTGTAATTGGTTGTTGAAAAAATTGGTGGATTTGGAGAAGATAAAATACCATCATAAGAACCAGACGCATAATTAAATAAAGTATTATTATAGGTAGTTCCCTTATTAAATGTATAATAATATTTTAATGATGCGTCGTTATTTAAACTGAATGGGATTTCATTTCGTACAGTCAATACAAAAACTTGTCCATTCCAATCCAATGACAATGCTTTTTCATATAAAAACGAAGATGACATGTTTATATGGTTCTATATTTTGTAAAGATAGAATATATATTTCGTATTTTTTGTTTTTATCTATAGCGGTTTCATATAAAAAGATTGTTTATATGAAATAAACTGAATAAAAATCCATTCCAATCCATTCAAGACAAGTATAAATTACGAGTGATACTAAAAACGAGTTCTTTTGATTGATATGTATTGCTAATATCATGAAAACATTCATTTGCATAAATGATCAATTCATCTATTTCCTTCAATGGTTCAAACACATCCATTTTCCATCTTTTTTTTGAAAGATCTCTTGCAATTCTCATAATAATATCAACAGATGCATTGTATATCATTTGGAGAATATTCACTATTTCTTGATATTTTTGTCGTTTTTTATCTTTTCGTTGTAATAATTTTTTAAATTCATCTTCATTAATTAAATTTCGCAAATATTGAATGCGTAATTTCGTATTATAATCATTCGGATTTAAAATATATTCATTACAATGCGGAATTTCAACCAGATTCAAATGAATCATTCTACGGATAATATTGTGTATTTTTTGTTGTAAATCGAGATCAATCGTGCATCCAGTTGAATCCATTCTATCTTTTATTTTGTTGCGAATGACAATATAAATATTTTGATTAAAAATGGGAAGATTGCAATTATTTTGTTGATTTTCAATTGTATTCTCATTTCCACCGGTTCGACGTATCCATTCAAAATAATGTGGATTGTGAATATTATTTGTAAATATTCGTCCGGTTGCCCAGTCAAACGCCGTGTTGCATTGTGTGCAAAACATTTGAGAACATCCTTCAATTTTATAAATACCGATTCCGCATGTTGGACAAGATTTGGTTTCTTTTAAAATTAAAGTTGCACTTGCAACATTGTCAGGATCACAAACATGCTCATTTTCGTCGCTATTTTCTTTAGTTATCAAACAATGCGAACATGTCCATTTTTCACATAAACCACATTTCCATTGAGAACTTAAAAAACCCCGACAATTACTTACCGAACATGGTCTAATAAATGTAGCACGTTGTTTGTGATGAATACTATTTTCATCTAAATATTTGATTTTTTCACGTTGTTTTTCGAATATTTCGTTTTTTAGTTTGTTGATTTCTACCATTTTTTTTCGCATGGCGTCGTCAAATTGTTCTATTTTAATTTGTCTCTCGACAATTGGTTGTGTGGATGGCAATAGAGAACGTTCTCTGTCAAACATAATTTGTTCGCGATGTTTTTTTAATTGTTTATTAATAAAATTATTCGAAAATGTTTTTACAATAAATTGTCTTGTCCAAACACGATTACATGTCATTGTATTCATACATTTTGGTTCTATTTCGTTCAATAAAAATGTCATACAACATTTTCGACAAGCAATAAAATCACAATATTCACATTTGATGGGTGAATATTTCACAAGATTCATATTTTCTACACAAATTACACATTGATTCATTTTTTATTATTATTTACACTATATATTATATTTTGAAATATCTCTATTATTATTTGTTTTTCGAATGTTCTCTTTCTTTGTAAAAATTATTCAATCGCCCATTTTTTACAAAAAAGAGAACATTCGAAAAACAACATAAAAATATACAATCTTACTTATTATTACAAAACAATATATTCGTAATTTTGCGGTTTTTGTTTGGTATTTAATGTCGCCTACCCCTGTTATTATACCTACAGTATCCCCTGTTTTTAATTCACAATCTACCTATAATGGGAAAGATCAAGATATATCCGAACCGGACAATAGTTCTTCTAATTCTATATCTGTTTGGTCTGACAATCAAAATAGCAACGAGTATATCAATTTTACAAATATTAAACATAGTCAAGACCCGTATGATGATTATGATTGTTATTCGTCGGGTTCTGATTTAACCGGTTTTATAAATTTTAAAAAGTCTCCTTTTCAACAAAAAGATTTGAAAGAAAAAGGACATCATGTTATTGAACTTCCTAAAAAAAATGGCAAGCGACAATCTTATGAATTCTATGAAACCTTTTTATTTCCTAAAACGACCATTCGTAATGCAATTACAGGGGAACGATATCATGGATTTCATGTAGGGACACGTGATGAAAATTTATTTTTTAAAGTGATTGATGCAACTGCACCCGTAAAAAATAAGGATCCTTATATTTTGTTTTATGAAAATCCAGAACAGTGGGAAAATCATACCAATCAAATATGTTCTCCTCAAATAAAAATGACATGGAATGCTAAATATCAACGAGCAATTATTAATCATAAAACGAAGGCTAATAAATAGATTTGGTGTTTTATTACATTCATCATTTCATACAAACTATTTATATTTTGTATGAAACCATATATTAGACAAATAGACATTATTTATTTATCTTCACTTCCGGATTATCATCGATAAATTCATCATATTTAAAAAGTGCTTCGCTATTTTCAGGTACAGTGTTAATATATTGCTTCTCAGTAATTATCCAATCACTAGTTGCTTTTTTATGTTCAGAAATATTATTATCTATATTTTCATCTTTAAATATATTTTGTAAACCAGTAACGTATGGTTTAATAGTATTTGTATATATACTATCTTCTTTTTTAATTTTATAACCGATATAATCACGATAATTTTCATCATCAATTAATTTTTCAAATACACGTCCTAAGATCATATGAATATAATTGACACTGGAACTTGCTTTATATTGTTTATAAATTTTAAAATTAGTGGGGATAATTTTAAATAATATTATATATCGCGTTGCAAATATTTGAAGCTGTTTTTCTATTTCGTGTTCTCTTTCTTTGTCAAGCTGGTTTTCTATATCGGGTTCTCTTTCTTTGCCAAGCTGGTTTTCTATTTCGGGTTCTGTATCATCCCTTACAATGGAATCATCATATAATTCGTTTTCTTCTTTTTTTTGTTCTTTTAAAATTATATCATCATTTTCAATAGTATTTCTATTTAGTGATTCATTAAACATGTAAGGATCATATCTAGAATATAAAGGTGTGTCCTTCTTTTTTTCACTTTTTAAGTTTCCAATATATTTAGAATTCGGTTTAACAATTACCCTGTCATCAAGTTTAAGAGGTATGTACTCCTCTTTTTCACTTTTTGGGTTTCCAATATATCTATAATCCGGTTTAACAATTACCCTGTCATCAAGTTTAAGAGGTATGTACTCCTCTTTTTCACTTTTTAGGTTTCCAATATATTTAGAATTCGGTTTAACAATTACCCTGTCATCAAGTTTAAGAGATCTAACCTTTTTTTTTTCATCAACTTCAAAAGGTGTTGTTTTTATTTCTTTATCAGTATTTATGTTTCTTGAGTTATAAATTTTGTCATCATTATTAAAAAAAGGTGAAGGTGTATTATTTCTATTTAAATTTACATATCTGGATTTTCCAATATTTTTAGTTCCTTGCGATAACCGTTTTAGTAGTGATATTTGGTTAGGTGAAAGGCTACTATGAAATATGTCTTCGTTACCGAAGTGTGGAGTATATCTTTTTAGAATCTTTGGATTATCTCTATTATTATAGATTTCTCTCGCATCTTTTTTTTGTTTTTCTTGTCTAGATAGTTTCACCGCTTTTTTTGAAGTTTGGTTTCTAGGTTGTTTCACCGCTTTTTTTGAAGTTTGGTTTCTAGGTTGTTTCACCGCTTTTTTTGAAGTTTGGTTTCTAGTTTGTTCCGCAGCTTTTTTTGAAGTTTGGTTTTTAGTTTGTTCCGCAGCTTTTTTTCCAGATGGTTCTTGATTAAAGTACCTTTTTTTATTAAATGTACCTTCTTTTGTTTTAACTCGAACATCGGTTATGTAGCGTGAATATTGAAGGGGGGATAAATTTTTATGATTTTCAATTCCTCCTTTATATATTTTTTTACTATGTGTTTTGTGGTGTGTTTTGTGGTGTGTTTTGTGGTGTGTTTTGTGGTGTGTTTTGTGGTGTGTTCTTTTATTTGTTTGATTCTTCATATAATATATAATACGTATATATTATAAAAAATATTGCATAAATTATTTTTATAATTGATGTATATTTTAATGATTTTGGAATGGATAAATAACACATCTTTATTTACTCTCTAAATGTTTTTGCATAAAATAATATCAATCTGAAAAATATTTATCATAACGGTCCCCCTTTACAAAAATGTAGCGCACTACTATTATTTATTGTCCTGTTTATTTTTTCACATAAAATGAACGAATTGTGTGAATTTTATATGTAATTTAATGTATATCGTCCCGTTATTTTTCATACAAAATATAATTATTTTGTATGAAACCACAAATGGGTACAAATAAACACGTGTCATTATCCCCCATTCCGGAAGGGTGGTAGAAGGATAGACGTCAAATAGTAATAAATAAATATTCACTCAAAAATTTTTTAAAATCAATAAATGCAGCACTATCACTATTATATTCTGTTAATTTTGCAATTCCAATATATAATTTAACTTCATTAATTAAATTATTTAAATGTTTTTCATAAAGCTTCTCTTTATAATTAAAATAGTCTTCATCGCTTTTATCATTGTATTCTTTTGGTTTTATAATTATTTCATCTATAACATAAATGTATTCTTCCAATTCCTTTTTTTCTGTTTCATTAAGCGATTGTCCATTTGTAAATTCACTGTATAGTTTGTGTTTGTATATTTTTTTCAATAAATTATCTACAATATCACGTGGTTTATAATAGTTGTCATTAATTAAATAAAAATTAGTTAAAAACATAATTTTTGTTACGAACATCCTTAATTTATTTCGTATAGGTTCATCTTCTTCTTTTTGTATTCTTTCTTCTTCTTGTGCTTTTCGTATTCTTTCTTCTTCTTTTTGTGCTTCTTGTATTCTTTTTTTTTCTTCTTCTTCTTCTGCTTTTTGTATTATTTCTTCTGCTTCTTTTGCTTCTTGTAATCTTTTTTCTTCTTCTGCTTCTTCTGCTTCTTTTGCTTCTTGTAATCTTTTTTCTTCTTCATCTTCCTCAAATTCATCTTCCTCATATGGATTATAACCCTCATGTTCTGATGAATTTTTATTATCATTATCTTTTTGGGAATGAATTTCATCTGCAAAAATTTTTTTACTAGGTTTGTTAATATTAGGTCTCAAATTATCAATATATTTAAAAAGATTACCATATCTTAGACGCTTTGTATCTTTTTCAGATGGATTATTTATAACTTCATTAAAACGTTCGTGTTTTTCTTGGGCTTTCTGTACTATTTTTAGTTCTGTGGGTTCTTTTTTTATTTTTTCTTTTCGCATTCTTTTTCTTGCTAGTATTTTTTTTCTTGCTAGTATTTCTTCTTCTTTTCCTTCTTCTTTTCGTATTCTTTCTCTTGCTATTATTTCAATTTCTTCTTCTATTTCTTTAAGTTCTTTTCCTAGTTCTTTTTTTCTCTCTATAGCTTCTGAAACAATTTCTAATATGATATCTTTATATTCTTCTTTATCTTTTTTTTTGATAATTTTGTTTTGTTCTAAAAATTTTTTTAATTCTTCTTTATGGGTTTTTTTCATATCATATTCTATTAATTTCATTTCTTCTTCTATTTCTTCTTCTTTTAATGGATCGTAATTATAATCTTCTTGTAATATTGTCTTGTATTCTTCCATTGCTGTTTCTAAATCAACCTTTTGTCTATCTATTAAATTTTGTATTCTTTTCATAATTTCTGGTTCATGATAAGGCTCATTAACAGGCATAACTTTATATTTTTTTCCAAAATTTCCAAATACTCCTCCTTTATATATTTTTTTACGGTGTGTTTTGTGGTGTGTTTTGTGGTGTATTTTGTGGTGTGTTTTGTGGTGTGTTTTGTGGTGTATTTTGTGGTGTGTTTTGTGGTGTGTTTTGTGGTGTGTTTTGTGGTGTGTTTTGTGGTGTGTTTTGTGGTGTGTTTT